CTATGGTTATAGTAATGAAAAAGCATCTCAAGCACTGAAAATCCTGACAAAAGAACAAATTAACTTTATTAAAAAACGACTTGAAACTGGAGGATCAAAATGACTACTACGGTAGAACCTACTGTTGATTGGTCTCAGGACCAAATGGTAGAGGTAATTCTTAATGAACCTGATGACTTTTTGAAAGTTCGTGAAACTTTGACCCGTATCGGAGTTGCATCACGTAAGGAGAAAAAACTCTATCAATCTTGCCATATTCTGCATAAGCAGGGTAGATATTATATTGTTCACTTTAAGGAACTATTTGCACTTGATGGTAAGCACGCAAATCTTACCATTAATGATGTTCAGCGTCGTAATCGTATTGCCCGTCTTCTTGCCGATTGGGGTTTGATTACTGTTGTTAAAGAAGAACGAGTATCTGATATTGCACCTCTTAACCAAATTAAAGTTCTCTCTTATAAAGATAAGGGAGATTGGATTCTGGAACAGAAATACAATATTGGTAAGAAAGGTAAGACAACTGAAGATGTTTAATGCAATTTGTTTATTTCTTTTAGTGATTGCTGCATACACAAATCTTTATCTTAATCTTAAAGCAAGACATAGACGATAAATAAGATTGAGACCTTTCGTGCGGTCTCTACAAAAGTCGGAACACCCTAAAAAGAGGTTCGGTTTTGCCGATACCTCTTTTTTTCGTATCTTGTATAATTATATTATGGACGCCGAAAGGGTCCACAAAACACAAACTCGCTTAAAAAGGAGATACTATAATGACTAACCTTGCACGTTATACTACTGCGGACCTGAATACTCTTCTGGACAAAATTACCCGCAACAGTATTGGAATGGACGAATATTTTGACCGTCTATTCAATCTTCACGAAACTACCTCTAATTATCCACCATATAATCTTGTTCAGGTAAGCAACGTTGAATCACGTTTAGAACTTGCACTTGCTGGATTTAAGAAGGAGGAAGTCAATGTATTCACCGAGTATGGAAAACTTTTTGTTGAGGGGCAAAAGGAAGACAGGGAAACTGATACCCGCTACGTCCATAAGGGACTGGCTCAAAGAAGTTTCAAGAGAGCATGGACATTATCCGATGACACAACAATCAAGGATGTCACTTTCGAGGATGGATTGCTAACTATTGTTCTTGGTAAAATTGTCCCAGAACATCATGCTCGTAAAGATTATCTCTAAATAGATAAAAACTTACAATAATGAAAACTTTTCAGGAATTTATATCTATACTAAAGGAAATGAAAGGTGATTTTGGGTCTGGTGCAATGCCACCTAAACCAAAATGTTATGGCAAAACAACTACTTATGCGATGCTTCCTGGAAAGAAAGTTTGTAAGTTTAAAAGAAAGAGATAAATAATATTACTATCGTCGGCGCAGAGGAGCACCTGGCACGAACCAGGTTGACTCCTCCTTTTTTTATTGGTAGAATACTGAGAGGTATGGAGTAAAAATGACTGTAAAACTTTTGCTTTTGAAATCTGGAGAAGATATTATTGCGGACGTTAAAGAGATGGTGGTGGGTGAAGAGGAAAGTCCAAGAGTAGTTGGGTATTTTCTTCATAAACCTTGTGTCGTTAAAATGACACCTCCGACAAATGTTCCTCAAAGTTTTGAGGATACTGATAATTCTCAAACTGGATCTTTTAGGGTAACTTTGTTTCCTTGGATGCCACTTTCAAAAGATAATACAATTCCTGTTTCTGCTGATTGGGTAGTTACTATGGTAACTCCTAGTGATAAATTAAATAATATGTACCTTGAGGACGTTTTAAACTATGGAAAAGAAGATGATAAAGATTCTATATCTACTGAACAATCAGATTCTGATCAGTCAGATTGAAGAAGTTGGTGCTGATATTGGAGAACCTGATTGTAAGTTAATTAAACCATTCACAGTCACTAAGGATAAAACTTTAGAACCATTTTTGATGGGTTATACTAAACAAGATACATTTATGATGAGTTCGGATAAGATTCTTACACTTTCCGACCCGACTCCGACACTTCTTGAAAAATATGAGGATTTGATTAAGGAATGAATTTCTACACTAATGTTCAATTGATTGGAAATCAGTTTTTGGTTCGTGGAGTACAGAATGGAAAAAGATTTGAGACGAGGGATGAATTTTTCCCAACTCTTTATGTAAAAACTAAAAAAGAATCCAAATATAGAACATTAAGTGGTGAACCAGTTGAACCAGTAAATCCTGGAACAGTTCGTGATTGTCGTGAGTTTTATAATAAGTATGAAAGTGTAGATGGATTTGAGATTTACGGAAACGACCGTTATATCTACCAATACATTTCCGAAAAATATCCAGAGGATGAAATCAAGTTTGATATCAGTAAAATTAAACTTGTAACTCTGGATATTGAGGTTGCTTCAGAGGGGGGATTCCCTGATGTGGAATCTGCTTCGGAAGAAATTCTATCTATTAGTATCCAAGATTATACAACTAAGAAGATTACTACTTGGGGTGTTAAACCATTCAATAACACCCGTAAGGACGTTACTTATTATCACTGTCCTTCTGAGTATGAACTTCTCAATCATTTCATTAACTATTGGATGGTTGATGTTCCTGATGTGATTACTGGGTGGAACATTCAGATGTATGACGTTCCATATATCTGTAAGCGTCTTAATCGGGTTCTTGGTGAGAAACTGATGAAGCGTTTCTCTAACTGGGGACTTGTGACTGAAGGTGAAGTATTCATCAATGGACGCAAGCACACAACATTTGATGTTGGTGGTTTGACTCAACTTGACTATCTGGACCTTTATAAGAAGTTTACTTATAAAGTTCAGGAATCTTATCGTCTTGATTATATTGCTGAAGTTGAACTTGGCCAGAAGAAACTAGACCACTCTGAGTTTGATACCTTCAAGGATTTCTACACGAAGGGGTGGCAGAAGTTTATTGAGTACAACATCATTGACGTAGAACTTGTTGACCGTCTGGAAGACAAGATGAAACTGATTGAACTTGCTCTCACAATGGCTTATGACGCGAAGGTGAACTATGCCGATGTGTTTTATCAAGTTCGTATGTGGGATAATATCATCTACACATATCTGAAGAAGAGGAACATTGTGATTCCTCCAAAGAACCGAAATCAGAAAGATGAAAAGTATGCGGGTGCTTATGTAAAAGAACCGATTCCTGGTAAGTATGATTGGGTAGTGAGTTTTGACTTGAACTCTCTATATCCTCACCTGATTATGCAGTATAATATTTCTCCAGAAACTTTGGTGGAGGAAAAGCATCCGACAGTGAATGTAGATAAGATTCTTAATCAAGAACTTACGTTTGAGATGTATAAGGACTATGCGGTATGTGCTAATGGAGCAATGTATCGTAAGGATGTTCGCGGTTTCCTTCCTGAACTGATGGATAAGATTTATCAAGAACGTACCATTTACAAGAAGAAGATGCTTGCTGCTGAGCAAGAATATGAGAAGACAAAAGACAAGCAATTGATTAAAGAAATTGCTCGCTGCAATAATATTCAAATGGCACGTAAGATTCAACTGAACTCTGCTTATGGTGCGATTGGAAATCAATATTTCCGTTACTACAAACTTGCAAATGCTGAAGCGATTACTTTCTCTGGGCAGGTATCAATTCAGTGGATTATGAATAAGATGAATTCTTATCTCAATAAAATTCTTAAAACGGATGGTGAAGATTATGTTATTGCTTCTGATACTGATTCTCTTTATATCAATATGGGTCCTTTGGTTGAAACTGTATTCAAGGGAAGAGAGAAAACTACTCAAAACATTGTGTCTTTCCTTGATAAGGTGTGTGAGATGGAACTTGAAAAATATATTGAAAGTTCTTACCAAGAACTGGCGGATTATGTGAATGCTTACGACCAAAAGATGTTTATGAAGCGTGAGTGTATTGCTGAGCGTGGTATTTGGACCGCAAAGAAGCGATACATTCTGAGTGTCTGGAATAGTGAGGGTGTTCAGTATGATGAACCTAAACTCAAGATTAAGGGTATTGAGGCAATCAAATCTTCTACACCTGCACCCTGTCGTAAGATGCTAAAAGAGGGTTTTAATATTATGATGGGCGGAACCGAAGATGATATGATTCAATTTATTGAAGAATCAAGGAATAAATTCAAGAAACTATCTCCCGAGGAAATATCTTTTCCACGTTCTGCCTCTGATGTTCAAAAGTATACTTCTTCGTCGGATATCTATATTAAAGGAACACCAATTCACGTTCGTGGAGCACTTTTGTTTAATCATTACATAAAACAAAATAAACTAACGGGAAAATATTCTCTTATACAAAATGGAGAAAAGATTAAGTTTGTTTATCTTAAAAAACCAAATATTATTCACGAAAATGTAATTTCATTTATTCAAGAGTTTCCAAAGGAACTCAATCTTGACAAATACATAGATTATGAACTACAATTTGAGAAAGCATTTCTAGAGCCACTCAAAGTTATTCTTGATATTATTGGGTGGAGTGTAGAAAAAACTGTAAACCTTGAATCATTTTTTGCCTGATGGACTTTCTTAAAGATATTGTAAAAGAGATTGGTGATGACTATACAAAGTTAGCATCAGATATTGACGAGACGGAGACTTATGTTGATACGGGTTCGTACATTTTTAATGCACTGGTTTCAGGTAGCATTTTTGGTGGTGTATCTGGGAATAAGATTACTGCTATTGCTGGAGAGTCTTCTACTGGAAAGACTTTCTTCAGCCTCGCCGTGGTTAAGAATTTCCTTGATAATAATCCCGATGGTTATTGTCTCTACTTTGATACTGAGGCTGCCATTACAAAGTCACTCTTGGAAAGTCGTGGAGTTGACACATCAAGGATTGTAGTGGTTAACGTTGTTACTGTAGAGGAATTTAGAACAAAAGCACTCAAAGCGGTTGATCTTTATATGAAAAAACCTGAGGAAGAACGTAGTCCTTGTATGTTCGTTCTTGATTCTTTGGGAATGTTATCAACAAGTAAGGAAATTACTGATGCCTTAAATGAAAAAGAGGTTCGTGATATGACTAAATCACAACTCATCAAAGGTGCTTTCCGAATGCTCACACTTAAACTAGGTCAAGCAAATGTTCCACTCATTGTCACAAATCATACATACGATGTCATCGGAGCTTATGTACCAACGAAAGAAATGGGGGGAGGT